TCAGGGTTTTTAGAAGAATTCCCAAAATCAAAATTTACATGCCTTGAAATAGGCAAACCTTGAAGTTTCCTTTCATTTTATACCGAAAGGTGCGGTTTTAAATCTTCAAGGGTGTAAATGAGAAAAGGTGTAAAATCATATGGGCGATTCTATGGAGACGTTGATGATACAGTTGACGTCTATACTAAACAATGTTCAGCGCTTGTTACTAGCAAAGATGTTGCTGTAATGGCTGCAACATTGGCAAACGGGGGTGTGAATCCCAAGACTGGTTTAGATGTTATTGATAAAAAATATATTCAATATATTTTAGCTCATATGATAGCCAACGGATTGTATGAGTATTCTGAAACATGGCTTACCAATGTTGGGTTACCTGCAAAAAGTGGCGTTAGTGGAGTCCTTGTAATTGTGGTTCCGGGAATCATGGGAATTGGCATCGTGTCTCCTCCATTAGACGTTACCGGGAATAGTGTAAAGGGAATCAAAACGGCCCAAGCAATTTCAAAATGTTTGCATTTGGGTATATTCTAGTAAGTAAGGAGCTACAATATATATTGTTGTAAACCGGCTTAAAGAAAAATATCTGGCGGCGGCGGCACCAGTCCAAAGAAAAAATCACAACTATAGATAATGAACATTTTTGTTTTTTGTTTCATTGTTGAGTCCTTTGTTATTGTGTGGGTTCTATTAACTGTAGCAAAAATGTATTTTAAATCATTGGATGCAAAATTGGAATATTTGAAGGAGCAGATAAATTCCTTGAAACGAGAGAATATGCAAAAAAAGAGCAATTATTATGTGCGTGATAGATAAAGATGTCTACTCATGGCAATGAAAATATTGTGCGCAATACCTCTAATAACATTCGCGCATGTTTGAAAAAATGGAATATTAGCGATACATCATTCGGGGTATATTATACATTGGTTCATTGCATACTTATGACTTTAGGTGCATTCGTAATATTGTTCAGCAATAACGTTATTTATTTAACCATGTTGCTTATTGTAATATCATTGGACGCATTTGCGAATATTGTGCTACATAATTGTCCATTAACTATGCTGGAACAAAAATATTTGGGTACAAATATCGTATCAAAAAGAAAGAGTGAATTCAAAAAGGCGAAAATCGTTTACAAATGCAACCACATATATGAACCTCAAATTGAATTACTTATTAATATTTGGTCATTTGTTGCTGCCAAAATATTCTTCTTGATTGCAATAAGGTGTGTCAATCTAAATATAATCTCTACTACTAGTTAGTATGAAAAGAATTCTATACTGTGTCAACTCTATTATTTTGAATTATAAATCGTGGTTTTTCGTTGGCGCTGCATTATATTTAATTGACTCTAAAAATATAATACTTTCATGGCTGACATTTTTAGCCATGTTAATTATTAGTCATATCGCTCACTATCTGAATCATTTAGATGATTCATATCCGTTCAATATCGCACATCTATATCATCATAGTCACAGCAATTGGGTATCACATTGGATACAAATAATATTGGAATTCAACTCAATATTGCTTATTCTAATAGTTAAACGTATAATAAATTATCAATACAATATAATTTTACCCCTTTCTGATGCGGTCGTCTTTTTCTTTTATATATTCTACACAACAGTTCATAATATAAACTACTCCATTTTTCATATCAATCATATACACGAAGAGCATCACAGACTGTTTGTAAAAAATGTAGGACCAGATATATCAGACCTTTTGCTCGGCACCAAACTGAACCCTGAAACGGACTTGGAAAACACAGATCACTATATTCCAAATATTATAGGTTCTCTCATCATTGTTCTTTTATGCAACTATTTCTCCGAAAAAAATACAAATGTCGCTTGGTATCTTTCTTTTGGGTTCCTATTTACATACATCATCGGGTTATTGATTATAATCATTTCTACAATCCGTATATTTATTCAAGAAACAAAAGACTTTCTGGCGAATGATTTGGAACATTTTACTTCTTCGCATTAGTAAAGAAGCTCGTTACTACTTGGTTTCCGGCTTTAGCATTATTCGTCTCCCGTAAATATTCGTCAAATAACAAGGCTTTAACTTCCTTGTTCTTTAACTGCTCTAACTTGTCATCCCATTTTTCCTCTTCTACTTTGCCTCGCATTTCCTTCACTTCTTTTTGAAATTTAATAAGTTTTGTTTTCTTATTTTGCATATGCCATATTTTTTCTAATACAAGCGCAAATACCTGTTGAACCGGTTTCAATATTTGATTTGTAATATAGAATGAATAATCTATTTTCAGACTGTTCTCTAAAATAAACGTAGGAGTTTCAATCTTTTCACCTTGCAATGCCTTCTTGTTTGTATTATGAATATATACAAATGGAATACGATCTCCAGAGCTTGGTTTGTTGCCTGGATCTCGCGCGGTGATTCTATCTGCTAAAACTTTATGCGCGATTTGCATTGGATTCTTGTAACCTGACCGCAAGGACTTGGTTATAATGAGTTTTTCCATTGGATATTTTTCATCTACAATATTCTGTAAACAGCTTTTCAAGAAATCAATCGCTTTTTGTATATCTTGCTCCTTCATCAGGATATCTATGATACCGCCATAGATATCCTTGACAATTGGCGCATTGTCACGACGCTTTAAAACGATACCCATCTCTTTTCGCTTACACTTGTTCGGATCCGTCTCATAAAGCATGCCAACATAACGCTTCTTTGATAAGAGACAAAATGGCATAAATGTCTTTTCATACTCTAAATCGTGCGGACATTTCAGAAAGCTAGATGCAAGATGTCCAGCTTTTTGAGCGAGTTCAATAGTGATTTCTAGGGCTTTTTTGCCGCGTATAGGTTCGCCGTTTTTATCCTGCAGATTAAATGTGAAGAATACGCTGTCCGTGTTATGTACAATCATATTACCGATTCCTGCTGCAAAGTGATGATTCTCCGTCGTCAAGTCGTAAACATAGCCGCTGTATTGTATTTCTGTAATATTTATTATTTCATCACAATTATGTGGTGCTATTTGGTTTATCTTTTTTACCACAAATATTTGTGCAAAATTATCATTCGCATCTATATTCATCCGGCATTCTGCCTCCTGAATCTTTTCGTTCCGACCGTCGCTCTCCGTCGCTTCGCGACTTCTGCTCCTCACAACATCAGTATCTATTTTATGTAAACAACTAATAGTGCAATGTGTATTTTCATTTTTTAAATTATAATAACATTTAGCTGCATCTAACATATTATCAAAATGATAATCACATATTGTTACTGATTTTTCTTCAAATAAGTTTGAATTGGGTAAATTATGATGCAACAGTTTAGTTCCAACTTGCACGTCCTTTGGTGATATTTCAGAACCATTTGCATGAATTAACGAATGATCGTCTGTTACATCTACTAAACCAGTATGGGTTGAGATGCGTATCATCTTCTTATGAGATGCCAACTGATGACGAATCACCCTATGTAGCTTGGTCCAGCCCTTGTCGGTCCAAGTTTCCACATTTTGCAACTCGCAATATTCTTTTTCTTGTTTACCTTCTTCAATGCATTTTACCCAATTATTATTTCCGTATTTTTCAGCCAAGTGCTCAATCGTGCAAATATCTATATCTACTTTACAGATTCGCACATAAACGGGGGTATAATTAGCAACACTGTCACCATATATGTATTCAGCCTTTGTGCATACCGGTCCATAAGATTCTGTATCACAAATTGCGTCGCCGTAACATTCTTCAATAACGCGCTTTGCATACGTTAACAGGAGGCGACCTGTAGCCGTGGTCGCCGCTGCAACATCTTTTTCGTAAAATGTGCTTGTCTTTGCACCGCACTGACCATACAATGAGTTTGCAGTCAACTTGTATCCCAGCTGACGTTTATCCAAAACATTTTTCATAAATTCGTCTGTTTGTTGGGGAATCAGCTTACGCGTCGTTTTGCGCGCAGTGAGAAGCTCCTCCAATATAGAAGGCATGATTGCCCGTGTTCCGTGTGGAAACTGCGCAAAACGGCAAATCTTGCGTCCACATTTTACTTTTTCTGCGGCTGATGCGGGGGTCTTGCGCACATAAACATAGGTGTCATACGTGATATCTACATATTCATATCCTTGCATATTGTCATACTTGAAAGAGCCGTCTTTGTTTTTCTCACCAAGCTCTTCTGTAAGATTTCCCGCCAAATCATACTCGCGCGACCATACCTTGGAGTCGTGCGACAAATTTTCACTGATCATGGAAGACGGATATAAACTGGCATAATCCACACAAGCCACAGGGTTATCCAAATATAAATCACATTTTGGATCCAACACGATAGCCCCCTCATAACCGTCATCTAAATCTCCCTTTTCCATGACTGGCATCAAAGTCCGCTTTTCTCTGCATTTTTTAGCAATATAACTCGTCAATTTGATACCTTGACCGCGCATAACAAGGAAATTCATCGGCACACTACAGATTCGCGCCATCTCAATGAATCCAGTCAAGATATCTACCTTGTTCATCAGATAATGAACCAAGTTGCAATCCTGAATACAGTACTTTGCGATTACTGCACGGTCATCTGCAGTGCCATTGGTCATTCTGAAAATATCTTTTGGTGTGACGTCATCCTTTGCCATACACCAACGCACCTTCTTTTTAAAGTCGGGCTCAATACCAATACGATTTATCTGAAACCATTTTTCTTCCTTGTTCACTTTTGCTACTTGAAATTTGGCGCCATCGTTGTAGTAATCTACAGTATGCCCAATCTCCTCAAAGTGCACGAAACTTCCCTCTAGTAAACCAGTAAGATTTATCGTTTTAATTGTCGTAATAGAATTTGCAGTATCCGTTTCTATACTCTTTACATAATCACCTATGAAATGACCAGCTACGTAATCCAACTTGTAACTGGTTAAATTTTCTTCTCTGCGAAAGAAGTTGTACAAATCTACTTGCAGACGGCCGTTCATTTTGATAAATCGCAAATCGTGTTGTCCGCTCGCAATCTGAATACTGCTCTCTTCAATCTTATATCGGTTATTATTATCTTTATCTTTGTTAGCACAAATCTCATCAATATTGCGCGATAGTTGCAGGAATTTCTCTGTGCATCCGTTTTCTTCTGCGCGGCGAAACATGAACTCATAATCAAAACCGAATATATTATATCCGATAATGATATCTGGATTTTCACGCTGAATCAGTTTCTGCCACGCTAATAACACCTCTTTTTCTGTTATATATGTTTCCAAAATGCTATTTTCTACTGGTAATTTACTACACGTGTTCAACACAATACAATGATTCATATAAGGATCGCTATCTCCGTAATTCAAAAAGGTTGATCCAATAAAAGTTACTTTATCACCTTCTAATTTTGGGAAATTTGCATTGAGGGATACGGTCAATTCATTTAATTTACCTTCACGGTCAAATTTTTTATCGCACATAATATCCACCACGTTTGCATTTTTTTTTGCATATCCTTTCACATACTTTTTAAATCCATGCGATTCTGATTCATCTTGATCTTGATCTTGATATTGCTTCATGAATGCGTTCTCAATTGTCATTGCGTATTGATGCTCCAGAGTATTCATTGTTCTTACCTGCGCATTCAGCCATTTTTCAATCATACTACCCACTTGTTTTTTCGTGGGGACTACTTTGGGATAGACCAAATCAATCTCTTCAGAACCAAATCCAAATGCAGATAAAACAATTTCGCGCAACTTATCAATGCATAAATCTGGCGTTATTTCTACTGTAATTTTCTCAAAATATTCTACAATACTTGAAGCTAGTTTCTTGTATGATTTCACTGGAATCGGAAAATCACCATGACTGCTGCTAGCCTCAATATCAAAGCTGCATATTTTATATGGCACTCTCGCCTCCTTATCATTTAACGGTACGATATGCTTGTACTGTATGATATATTCAAGATCGCAATTGGTTTTTTTATCCATACCCTTGACTTGCAGAGTCTTTTTGTGCGGTAGACTCACCCATCCTGAAGGGCTGATCTCTTGAATGTGAAAGAATCGGAGAAGCGGCGGAATATTTGCTTCATATAATCGCGTTTTTGTTTCGGAGAAGTTATAGCCGTTTGCATGCAACTTGCGTTCGCTTCTCCCATTGGGCATTTTTATATAGGGTCCATACCATATATTTTTTGCTTTATTGAGTGCCGCGATGTTTTCAAATTCTAGACGAATAAATTTATGCTCTTTTCCTCCGTCAAATCCGTATAATTTCTTTCGCTTGATTATTTTACAATCTGTAATGGAGTTTTCATAGTAGGAGCCCATTTTGTCTTTGATATGCGCATGAAAATTATTTTTAGTAGTAATAGTCCAATCGTCATCTACCATGACATAAAAGAACGGTTTAAATCCTTCCACCAATATGCAAGCGCTTTTACCTTTTTCATTAATACCGAACATTTGTATCATAAAATTTGAAGTATTGTGTGTGATTTGTCCTTCATCGTCACTACCACTGCTAATGACCGATTCATTCGCATATACATTGAAATCAAATAGCTTAAATTGAGCATCCATTTTAGTGTTTATTAGATGTCTTCTGGGATTATTTTTATATCAATTTTTTCATCTTTGATCTTCATTATGAGATAATATATTCATTGCACTTTTCTAGTATTATATAATAAATGAGTATGAGTAAATCGCCAATTCAAGCCATTGCTTTTTTTGACGGAAAACAAGTAAAAGGCACGGTTCGGTTTGTTGAAGATTTGAAGAATGACTGTGTTTTGATCACTGTTCAAATTGTAGGATTGAAAAAAAATGCATTGCACGGATTTCATGTGCACGAATCCGGAGATTTAACGAGCAAATGTGACAGTATGTGCGCACATTTCAATCCTTATGGGAAAACGCATGGCTGCCCGGGTATGAAGCAGCGACATGTTGGTGATTTAGGCAATTTGGAAACTGATGCGAAAGGCAACGTCAGTTACACATTCGCCGACAATTTTATAAAATTGCGAGGAAATAAAGCGAATATTCTTGGACGTGGTTTGATTATTCATGCCGACCCAGACGACTGTGGACAAGGTGGAAATTCTGCAAGCTTAATAAATGGCAATGCAGGAAAGCGTATTGCATGTGCGATTATTGGTTATGCAAAGGAGAACTTTAGATTGTAGTGAGGAGCCGGAGTTGCGAAGCAATGGAGAGTGACGAACAGAATCATCCGGCATCCTGCCTCCTGATTCTGAATATGACGGGTATTTTTTATCCCCTTCGCTTCTTGGCTCTTCCATATTTGCAATATTGACGCTGAGAGAAACCTCTAGGACGTCTACAATTAATGGTGCGTTTGTATTTTAGAGACCATCTACTTTTGCCTTTTCGTCGTCTACTGGACTGATTTTTTCTTGTTTTGCGAGCGCCGCCACGCATACCCATACCCATACTCATATTTCTCTCAGCTGTTTTATGTTTGATCCATTTTAAGAAGGATTCAAACGAACGGTCCTTGGTAATTTCATGACAATCCTCGTAGTCTTCGCAAACATTACCGTGAACATAACGCATTGTAGGAACGCCGCTGATATTTTTTTTTAGTCCCGAATGTTTTATATTATCCAACATGGATTCTTCAATATCAAAGATTCCGATATCATCCTCTTCACCGAATTCAGAATTCTTTAATTGGTGCCATTTTGGTTTGGTATTCATACAAGGCGGACACCCATTTCTGTAAATAAGAACGAATGATTTTCTTTGTCCATTTGCCAAATGTTTATTTACTCTTTGAATAGAGTCGGACATATCTCCTTCCGAGGTAATATTTATCACAGGCATGTATATAATATGCCTCTAAAATAATAGGTTCCCAATTTTTCTTTTGCCTATAATATATATGACGCCCCTTATTCTATTTATTATCATTGCATTTCTGGCAGGGTTATATTTTTGCATACAATCTACCAAAGAAGGATTTACTGATAAAATAGAACCTAGATGCCCGAATTTATTGATCCAAAAAGGAAGATTTTATTATCTTTACAACTCTAAGATTGCTGAAGTCCCTGGCGTAAATCCTGTCATGTTTAACAATTTAGAAGATTATGTGGAATTTTTGGAATGGCAGCGAAGTCAAGGAATACGATGCCCTGTTCTCTTTGTACAAGAAATGTATGATGCTCAAGGAAATCGCGTATATCGCGCTCGCCCCAACGTGCTTGATTTGCAAGGAGGATTACCACCAAGCACTCCATCTATAGGCGCGAACACTACCGTATTTGAGAAGCAGACACCACCGATGCCGACGAAACAGCAAGCGGAAGGTCAGCAACCGAGTCCATTAATGGGACAAAATCCAGCAACAATGCCGAGCCCAAATATGCAACTTCTTACGAAAGCTGGCGGTGGCGCTGGCGGTGAAGGATATTTGATGCAATCACCGACAAAGCTGGTAGATGCAACTCAAAACGATCAGCCTTACAACAAAAATTCGTATCCTGCTCATGACGAATCGTCTTATTATGTCGGGACAACTACGCCATTAGATCAAATGGATATTGCTCAACAAGCACAAGGTACGAGCCCAAATCCAATGGACCCAAATTGGGGAGGTGCAGATTTTACACAGTCACTTGTAGATAAAGGATTCTATAGTGGCAATGAGGTGATGATTGCGGTTGCTTAATTGTCTTGTGGTAACATGTAAGCTTACAGTTAGAAAATATTGTTTGTGAAAAAACAATAAATAATATTTTCTTTATCTTCTAGACTTTCTGGACTTTCTGGACTTTCTGGACTTTCTGGACTTTCTGGACTCTCTTCTTTTTCCGCCGATGGCAGCGGCTTTTCTCGTAAATCCTAAACGACTGAGAAATCCGAGTTTCTTTGGGTTCGCTTTTTCCTCCTCTTCCTTTTTCATACGATCTCCGAACGCAGCGATCTTGGCGTCATCTCCAGTCCGCAACTCTTTGTAATCTTTATTGTAATCCATCTAATATAATTGGTTAAGATTTTTCTATTTTTGTTTATCTAACCATCCCATTAAATCATTTAAGGATGTTTTGGAGGTATTTAGTTGATTTAATACTTCCATATTATTTGCGATTTTGATTGGATCATCATGGTCAGTTTTCATCACTGAAACAGCCTTTAACATTGAATGACTTATTATATCTTCTAAATGAATGATAATATCTTCATAATCCGTACGATGTGTGTCAATATTCATACCAGCTTTTAATTGGTCTACCTTCAGCTTTAATTCTTCCGCAAGTGCTTTGGGGCTTGTGTTATTTACTAAACCTTCTCTGATACCCGTACCTGTACCCGTACCCATACCCATACCCATACCCATACCCATTTTTACATAACGCAAATAGTAAATAATGATCAAAGCAATTATTGCTAAGATTAACAATATATGGAATAGTTCTTGCTTCATATACATATATACATACTATCATAAAATTTTTAATGTTTTTCCTAGGCTTTCACAAAACAATCCTAAAGCCTATTGTAGTAAAAATGTCATAATACTTGAAATACAATTCTTGTTTAATTTTCTACCTTTCCCGTGAACATTCGTTATTTCAATACAAGCTAAACATTTCTCTCCTTCTTCTTGTAAATCAGCGATCAGATTGGGCAACGTTTTGAAATGTTTCATTATCGCTTTGGCACTGTTTGCACTAATATTTGGAATTTGACACAACATAATTTCAGATATATTCTCCGTCGTAATATTTTCCTTTTTGACCGATTTGATTACATTCACATAATCTTTATCTTGTATATTCGTCTGGTTCTGCATATTTATATTTGAATAATATCCGATTTTGTCCGACTTGCCGAAATATCTCGCAGTGTTACAAATTATTTCGGCGGTTTCAGCAAGAGAATATGTTCTCCAAACCGAAAAACCCTTGTAGTAATGGAGAGAACACCAAGCAGAATAAAATATGGAATCGTTGTTCATAAACCGATTGTTTTTGAGCGGACCTTCAATCAAATAAACGATATTATGATTGTGCAGCGCGGTTCCATCCAGCCGGAAAGACTGTTCCTTATAACGACCGTCTTTGATAGAGGCATTCAGATCCGCGACAGTTTTTCTCTCAATAATCAACAAATCCTCCGTGTCTTTGCACAGGATAATGTCGCCAATCGGCAAGCTCTCCACTTTCATTTCTATTGTTCCCGATTTTACATCCGCTAGATTTTTTTGCAAGAGAGAAATAAGGTCTTGTTCTCTGGCATCCACTTTTATATAGATCATTTAATACTTTACCTTGTAAGTTATTAAATTGTTTCTTATATAACTTTTTCTAAAACATACCACGTCTCGCGGCGCTTGCCTTGACTTGCGAAGGATTGGAGTAGTTACCAACACATTTGGTTCTGAACACGGTGTTCATGTCAACTGTGCAAGTTCCTTGAGGTCCGCAAAAACGTCTGCGTTGAGAAGGACTCACTCCACCAATACCAATTCCACCGATAAATCCCATGAGTCCAGCCTTCTTGGGACCTCCGCAATTTGCTCTGTTCATAATAGATGCCGCATTTCTAGCATTTCGAGAACCGCTCATATAAACCATCAGTTATACAGTACAATTATATTTTATTTTTTTTTAAAGATCAATTTATTCAAAATATCTGAAAATAAATACACCAGTCGTTTTTCTGCGGTTGGCTAAAACTCCGCGAATGTTTGATTTACCTATATTCAAGTGTTTTCTAGTTCCGACAATAGAATCAAGTCAACTATTTTATTCATTTGCAATTCTTATTGGGTAATTGGGTAATTCTTCTAGTATAATTATTTCCTAAACCAATTTTACACTTGTGAATTTGATTCTCTAGATTGGTGTCCCATTCCAAATTATCTACACTGTTATTCAGATCATTATCGTCTATATGATTTACTTGCTCTTTATTTTCAGGATTAGCAAAAAATGCTAAAGCAATGAGTCTATGAAGATAATATGTTTTTCATAAACGTATACACGTATGTATCCACGTATGTATACATGATTGTTTATTTTATATTTTCAGAATTATTTTTGAATCTTCCGAAATTAGATGCGAAATAGTCATTTTTTTGTTTGTGAAAAATGCAATATTTATAAAGAATTAAAGATTGATTTATCATATAGTATAATCAAAAGAAAGATGACAAGACTAGAACAACTGCGAAATCAAATACAAACGGAATATATATCTTTTTACGATATAGGTACAGGCGAATATATTCTAGATAATTGGGTTCCGATTGAAAAACTAAATTGGAAATATTTATCAATGAATTCTAGAGCAATAGAACTGCTGAAAGCGAATCAGGATAAAATTAATTGGGAATGGTTATGTATGAATCCTGGTGCAATTGAACTACTGAAAGCGAATCCAGATAAGATTGATTGGTATTTGTTATCAGCCAATCTTAGCGCAATAGAACTACTGAAAGCGAATCCTGATAAAATTGCCTGGTATTGGTTATCAAAAAATCCTAGTGCGATTGAACTACTGAAAGAAAATCCAGATAAAATTGACTGGGATATGTTATCAGAAAATCCTAGCGCAATTGAACTACTGAAAGAGAATCCAGATAAAATTTATTGGACAGGGTTATCAAAAAATCCTAGCGCGATTGAATTACTTGAAGCGAATCCAGATAAAATTGATTGGAAGTGGTTATCATGCAATCCTAGTGCAATTAAAATGCTAAAAGCAAATAATGAGAAAATTTGGTGGACTGTGTTATCAGAAAATCCAAGTGCATTAGAACTATTGAAGGAAAATCCACAGATGGTTCATTGGGAATGGTTATCAGGAAATCCTTCCATATTTTATGAGGGTTATAAATATGATGTTCTGCGAGAACGAATGAAGAATACATTTGCGGAAGAACTCATGATGAACCTGTTTCATCCCAAGAATCTAGATAAGTTTGCGAGTTGGGGATTTGAATCTGGGTTTCATGATTCTGATGAGTGAAACCAAAAATAATAATAATAATAATAAAATTGTATATATTGTATTTTTTATTTTGTGAAAAAAAAAGATAATTTAGTGAGGAGCCGGAGTTGCTCTACGAAGTGTTGTGAGGAGCAGGAGTCGCGAAGCGACGGAGAGTGACGAACAGAATCATCCGGCATCGTGCCTCATGATTCTGCGAATTTCACGCCTTTATACCTTAAACCCACACTTTTTTGTATATGGTGTTGGTTTTTGTAAAAATTGTTCTATTATTTTTCTATCCGTTTTATTCTTTATAAAGGGTCCCTTTACTCTTACCAATCTTTCTGCTACTTCTTTATTTGAACCGCTCTTTGTAACTTCATATTTTTTTACCAGTAGTTGTAAATCCTCTTTCGTTGCTTTATTCTTAATTGTTTTGTTTTTATAAATATTTATCCATTTATATGTTCCATTTTTATCAGGATAAGATAAATAAAATTTACCGTCATTTCCCCTTTTCTTCATAGATTTACATTTATTTGCTGGGTAGGGAGGAGAATTTCTAAAAGAATATTTGTCTGTTTTTATTTTTTTACATTCATTCATTATAATAACTTAATAAAATAAATTAATTTTTTTTTGAAAGTTTTATTTTTTCTATGTTTGGTTCGTTTTCCACCGGCAGATGGAGGATTAATAGTAGCAGTAGTGGGTGGAGGAGGAGGTAATGTTACCTCGGCAGATACAAATATAGGTATAAATATATCTATTTTATATATTGTTTCGTTCTGTCCTTCTTGGCAATGAGATGCAGATGCTAACTCGCCTCCCGCTGCATATACAGAATAACTAGCAACAGATGGTGCTTTGTCACCAGTATCTGTAATTAAAAAGTATTGTTCGTTGCTATTTACAATGGATTTAATTTGTTCTGCTGGAACAATTCCACCAAAAGGACCAATAGCTCTCAATCTGAAATAGGGAGTTTCATCTCGTAACAGGTCTTTTGTTATATTAAATGACCTTTCATATACTTTATCGCATATAAAAACAATGGCATTACCTTTATCAGATAAATCTATACTCCGTTTCAAAATATCTTTGGTTGATGTAAAAAAGAAATTGTTGATACAAAAAACAATATTATTTGATTTATCTTCATTCAAGTAGGATTGAATATTGACCTCCCCCTCCAGAGGGTCTTCATATGTAGCATCGCTATTGATATTTATTTCTTTTCCAGAATTTGTTAGGTTAACATCATTAATTTTTATAATAACATTCGGTTCAGCGTTTTCATCTTCCTCATCATCTTCATCTTCTTCATAATCGCTTTCATTGATACACTTATCGTCTTCCCAATAGTCGCATTGTTGTAAAGTGCCATCCGCATTAAACATATCACCCATGCCTTCCCGTTTATCAGATTCCCATTCGCCGTCATATCTGCTACCATTGGCATATTTTATTATACCGTGTCCTTCTCTTACATCATTTTTAAAATCGCCTTCATATACTGCACCAGAAGCAAAACTATATTTACCCTTCCCATGTTTCCCACCATTTTTAAAATCACCTTCATATATGTCACCATTTGTATTTTTCATTTTACCTTTTCCATCTCTTACATCATTTTTCCAATTCCCATCATATACTGCACCAGAAGCAAAACTATATTTACCCTTCCCAGATTTCTCACCATTTTTAAAATCACCTTCATACATGTCACCATTGACGTATTTCATTTTACCTTTTCCTTCTTTAGTATCATTTTTAAAATCGCCTTCATATACTGAACCAGAATCTAAAATATATTTACCCTTCCCATGTTTCAAACCATCTTTATAATAACCTTCATATTCGGGGCCACTATTATATTTCATTTTGCCTAGTCCATCCATTTTATTTTTCTTAAATTCACCTACATATACATAACCATCACGATCTCCATTAGGAACTATTAATTTACCATTACCTTCCATTACACCATTTATAAAATCACCTGTATAAGAGTTGCCGTTGGGAAGTAACAAAGTACCTTTTCCGTTCATATTTCCATTTTGCCAATTCCCTTCATAAATACTACCATTATTTGCGAATATTTTGCCACGCCCTTGTGGTATACCATTTATAACTTCACCTGTATATCTACCTTGTGGTATTTGTATTGTGGTAACTTTTCCTCCACAAAAGTTTTTTCTTGTTTTTCTTTTCCCTTTTCCTTGTCGTCTTTTTTTATTATTTCGTGTTTTCATGCTTTATATATTATGATAAAATAATTATTATAGTGCATTATCCAATTTATTTTTATATAAACATTTATAATACTTCTTCTATTATATGGTACAAAAAAAGGTTACCTTTTCAAAATATGCTTATTTAATGCTAATCCCTTCAAATACTTCATTATGTAAATATAAACATCAGCTGTGGTGGAGCAATTCTGATTGTATAAACGCACGTAATAGTTATTTATTAGATATTCGCAAAAAAAAGTATGGTTTTACCTGGTATGTAGGTTAGTTTTGTGAGGAGCAGGAGTCGCGAAGCGACGGAGAGCGACGAGCATATTCAGGAGGCAGAATACCGGATGAATAGTATTTTACCTGGGTGCATATATTGTACTAATCTGCGTGAATATATATGGATTATTTTTTTTGATGAGCCTGAGAGCAACGAGCATATTCAGAAAGCAGAATGCCGGATGAATATAATAAAAATAATTTTTTGTCTATTGTATATTTTCATATATACATACAGCTGCGCATTTTATTTGCATCTAAAATGAGCTTAAATAGATCAGCACATATTATAATACACCTGATGACAGAGGCAAAGTGTATTATGCATGATGATGACGTGGTTCGCGGAGAAAATGGCCTAATATTTAACCCGTACAACCCTTTGAACGTAGAGATTTCATTGAATGACATTCAATGCATTCTAACAAAATATGGAGTACCCGGAACAGTACATAATTTGGATCTTTATAAACGCGCATTTGTTCATAGATCTTATACAAAGCGCCCACAGTTTGAGAATTTTGCGCAAAATATTACGATTGTGGAGCGACCCTCGGATTGCATGGCATTAAAGTCCAAATCTAACGAAAGATTGGAATTCTTGGGAGACGGAATTCTGGAGTTAGTGACAAAATACTACTTGTATCGTCGTTTTCCAAAAGAGAATGAAGGATTCATGACCGAGAAAAAAATCGCGATTGTGAAGAATGAGGCGATTGGGCGAATCGCATTAGAAATGCATTTGAATAAATGGTTAATTCTATCTAAACACGCCGAAGAAAAGAAGATACGGACCAATTTAAAGAAACTCGGTTGCCTATTTGAGTCATTTTTAGGCGCGCTCTTTCTTGATTTTAACAAGGTTGTAGTGAATGACAGCGAAAATTGGTTCCAGAATATGTTTGTAACCGGACCTGGATTTCAAATGGCGCAAAAATTTGTGGAGAATATTTTTGAAAAGCATATTGATTGGATAGAACTTATCCAAAATGACGATAATTATAAGAACATATTGCAAGTGAAGATTCAAAAGGAATTCAAGGTAACACCTCATTATGTTGAAATAGAGCATGACCCTGATGTGGGATATAACATGGGTGTTTATTTGTGTTTAGGGCAGCCTGTATATAATCTTACTCATGCAGATGCGATCCATATAAATACGCTCAAATCGTTTCAAGGAGTGCATCAATATTTGAATGAACACAATGGCAAAGTATTCTTGTTTTTGGGTGAGGGGTTACACAAAATTAAGCGCAAGGCTGAACAAGAAGCCTGCTTGGCTGCACTCAAAGCGATAGAATAGATTGGATGATTTGGATGATTAGCGGCGAATCCGCAAAAATTATATATGCAAACTATATAGGGTCATGAATTCTTTAGTCAAAGACAAATTGAAAATGAAGCCTATTGTAGATCCATTTGAGCCAATCGCTGTTGTTTTAAAGGTAGGTCCTAAAGAAGTGGCTCCTACATTAAAAGGCGTCACAATTCGCGATCTTCGTAAACAACAGCAATCAGCTGAATTTGATGCAGAGGAATTGATGGAACGACTCAAGGAAAATAAGCTGTCCAAAGTGACGGTTCGCTTGCCTCAACAGACGCCGATTCAGCCGCTGCCGATTATAGCTCCAGAGCCGCCTCCGAAGAAAAAGGCGAAGAAGCTTGTTTCAAAGAAAAGGCCTCTTTTAATTCTTGAGGAGGAGGAGCTTGAAGAGGCGATACCAAGGGAGATGACTGCTAGACGTACTCCCAAGGTGAAAAAAGGAGTAGCTGAACTAGGGCCAGAGGATTGGGTGGAGATTGACGAGACGCCAATCTCTAGAAGACTTGCACCAAAGCAACCACCGGTTCAATTCAAGCTCACGAGTTACTACATGAACAATCGTAAAATATTTGTCAATTTTATCAATTCCTTTTTTGACCGTTATCGTAAAGAATTGGAGAACCCAGAGGGGCTGTTCTCATGTGATCGTGGATCGGAATCTTTTTCTCTCTTAACGCATCAAAAAATCATAAAAGACTACATGAATTTATACACCCCTTACCGCGGATTGCTTTTGTATCATGGATTGGGAGCCGGAAAAACTTGCAGCAGTATAGCAATCGCCGAAGGAATGAAAAACGGTAAACGTGTTATTGTAATGACACCTAAATCGCTCCGTGCAAATTATATGGATGAGCTTAAAAAATGCGGCGATTACTTGTACAAAAAAAATCAATATTGGGAATGGATTGCCGACCCTGAAACGTTTGAAACGCTTTCTTCCGTCTTGAATTTATCTGTAGATTATATTCAACGTCGCGAAGGCGCGTGGCTAGTGGATGTGACTAGAGAGCCGAATCAGCTTTCCAGCAAAGATATGAAGAGTTTGGATGAGCAATTAAATGAGATGATTCAGAACAAATATACCTTTATTAACTACAACGGTTTGCGCGCGACGCGTCTTCAAGAGTTGACATCAAATTATGAGAAAAACTTATTTGATCATAGCGTTGTGATTATTGACGAGGCGCACAACTTTATTAGTCGTATTGTGAACAAAATCAGGAAGGAGAAGGATATTGCTGAGAACGCTAGAGGGGAAAAAGAACATCTTCCGAAGGCGCTTTCGCTCAAATTATATGAGATGCTTCTCTCTGCTAGAGATGTGCGCATTGTTTTTTTGACGGGTACACCTATTATTAATTATCCGAATGAAATAGGTATCTTGTTCAATATTTTGCGCGGTTATATTAAGACGTGGGAGATACCATTAAACGTGAAGACGTCATCTAAAATCACAAAGGAGACATTAATGAGAGGGCTGCAAGGAGAGAAGGTATTAGATTATTTGGACTATTCTGCGGCTAGCAAAAAAATGTTTATTACTAGAAATCCTCTTGGATTCAAAAACAAAATCAAGGAGTCAAGCGGTTATCACGGAGTTACAAATGAGAAAAAGGACTCCAAAAAAAATACAATATTTGATACAGACTATGTGAGCGACGAGGCTTTTGAGAGAAAGATAATTTCTCTCTTGAAAAATATGGATATTGATGTAAACACGGCCGGTATAAAAATACATAATTACAAGGCGCTCCCAGATAAGATGGACGATTTTATTTTGCGATTCATTGATCCAGTCACGAAACAACTTAAGAATGCCGATGTATTTAAACGACGCATTATTGGGTTAACTTCTTATTTTCGCAGCGCGCAAGAAGGATTATTGCCGCGTTATGAAAAGACACCTGAATATTACCACGTGATCAAGATACCTATGAGCGATTATCAATTCAAGGTTTACGAGGCTGCGCGCAAAGAGGAGCGAAAAATGGAAAAGAGCTCCAAGAAGAAACAAGGCGAATTTGACAAGGATGGTATTTATAAAGATCCAACGTCTACTTACCGTGTATTTTCGCGCGCCTTTTGCAATTTTGTTATGCCAGTTCCTCCTGGAAGACCTATGCCACGAGAAATTAAAGATGTGGCAGAGGGAGACAGCAAGTTGGAAACTATGTTGAGTGAAGCCAAAAAAGTGGAACAGAGACAAGATGTTACGGATGAAGCGGAAGGAGAAATGGAAGGTGACGAGGCGATCAACGCGATTGGAGATGCGACTTATCCAGAAAGACTCGCCTCTGCAATTGAATTCGTAAAGGAAAAAGCAGAAGAATATCTGAGTAAAACCGGTCTAGAAACATACAGCCCAAAATTCTTGGCTATGATAGATAACTTGCAGGATCCAGAATATGCCGGATTACATTTGGTTTATAGCCAATTTCGCACACTTGAAGGTATTGGACTTTTTACTATGGCGCTAGAGGAGAATGGGTTTGTCAGATTTCGTCTAAAGAAGTCTGCAGCGGGTGTTTGGGATATGGATATTCCCGAAGAAGACTTGGGCAAACCGACGTTTGCATTGTATACTGGTACAGAAAGCGATGAAGAGAAAAGCATGGTTCTGAAAATATACAATGGGTTTTGGAATGATATTCCAACCAATATTTCATCGCGTTTGAGAGAAATCGCGAATAACAACAATATGGGCGAAATCATAAAAATTTTCATGATCACCTCATCTGGATCTGAGGGAATCAACTTGCGCAATACGCGATATGTTCATATTATGGAGCCATATTGGCATCCTGTGCGTGTTGAACAGGTTATTGGAAGGGCGCGTCGCATTTGCAGTCACAAAGAATTGCCCGATCAGCTACAAACAGTAGAAGTATTCGTCTATTTGATGACGTTTAGTGAGGCTCAAATCAAAAGCGACGATTCTATTGAATTGAAACAGAAGGATCAAAGCAAACGGGATCCAAAGGTTTTTTTAACAAGCGACGAGGCATTGTATGAGATTTCTACTATTAAAGAAGAGATCACATCTCAGTTGCTTATAGCAGTGAAGGAAGCCGCAATTGATTGCGCTACCTATTCACGAACAAATAAAGAAGGACTACAATGTGTTAGTTTCGGCGAACCGAACAACACAAGCTTTTCGTATAACCCTAATATGGCGGAGGATCAAGTGGATACAGTTGCTGCGATTAATAAAGAAAAAGTCACTTGGACCGCAAAAATGGTGACTATTTATGGTGTTAAATATGCTACTAGACAACTAAAGGAGAATCTCTATAATGTATATGACTTGGCGAGTTATAAAAAGGCTGTGGAACAAGGAGGTGATCCAATTTTGATAGGCAAATTAGAGATAAAACCAGATGGGAAAAAGGTTTTTACTACATTAACATCAATGGCTTAGTGAGGCGAGCTTTATACGACAGGTTCTACATTTTTTGTAATGATCCATAAACAACATATAAGGATTGCTCTTTGGAAGTAATAATTATTTTTTTTGGGCGTAACCTTATCTTTGAATCGCTCTCTGGCTGCAATGGAGAATGCTAACATGAATAAATCAAACCATAAATGATTTGATAATTTATAATTATCGCTAAAATCTATAATATCGCTAAATACAAGATTATTTGAATCTATGTTTGAATAGATATTTTTCCATACATTCTCTATTTCTGTGATTTTGGCTGGTTTGTTTCTGTTTCTGTTTTTGAGTAAAGAAGTATCCATATTCATATTCATGTTCATATTCATGTCTACTTGTGGCATGTATTCATAAATAACCTCAATATCAGGTGTAGAAATATCCCAAGGGACTTCACCATTGTTCCACATATTATCTTCAATGATACGGAAGGCTTGAGATGGAATCGGTTTGACCATGTATTTGGCATTTATTTCTAATACATGTAAGCATAAGAGAAATGGCATAGTTCGCATAAAGTATATAGTTATACTTACCCATTAAAAAAAATATTACAAAATATTACAAAATATTACAAAATCATATTTTATTTACATTTTAACTCTTTCGTGCCTGAAGTAACCAAATATGGTTACTTAGTCACTCAAAAATTCCCTTTCAGGCATGAAAGGGTTAAATATGATTTTGTATTTCTTTCTGCGAGAATAGTGAGGAGCCGGAGTTGCGGAGCAACGGAGAGCGACGAACAGAATCAGGAAGCGGGATGCCGGATGATTCTGAATTATAGTTCCATCTTTTTGATGGTTTTGTCAATGATATCTCCTTTACGAAATTCCTCCAACTCGGTATATACACCATTTTTGCATTGAATAAACATAGTAACTTGTAAGATGGTATCTATTTGCAAGATGTAATCGTTATTTTCGCGCAAATCTTCTAATAAATTCCACATTATTCTCCGATTTTCCTCTTGAGGAATAACCGATGAAATTATAGGAGAAACATATGATATCTTATAGGAATCTTCTTCAGACTCCTCTTTAAAGTCCCATTCAACTTCTCCCTCATTCCAGTTCAGATTCTCTATTTCTGGTATGATCGGTTTGGGCGTCTGACGAATCATTGAGCGAACCATGATATTGCGTCTATGAAAGTGCTTTCCAAGCGCCGCAATAATACATGTTACAAGTAGAATATTGTGCATCATTGTCATATTGTATAATTATTCATTATTATTTCTAATATAGATCATTTCATTTTTTTTATTTATTAATTGCTCTAATCTATCAAATCGTGCGTTGATGTGGTCAAGTATAGAATACTCTAGAGTAAGGTTACCAGATAATTCCGTTTTTTCAGCCAAAATAGGCGGTTCTTCTATTGTTTTCAAATGAGAGAAAAAATCCATGGGCGAGTTGGACTCGCGAATCAATGGTAAAGAAACCGGATTACGGCGCGATATAATATCCTCTGATTCAGCCCACGATATATGTTTCGCAGGCATTAATTCTTCCGCTTGGATAGTCATTGACAACTCCTCTTGTTCTATCCGAATAAATTTCAACGGTCGGGGCTGATTGCGCATATTGTCAGGTTCTCTGTTAACAACAGATAATTCTGATTGTGGGGGCGCCACAGGCATCTTTATTTTGTCCTCTTTGACCGAGGTTTGAGCGCTTTTCAACCACTGTTCTGCATTAGACTTATTCGTAGAACTATGAATTTTTTCCATTTCTAGATTTCTCTCAGCAATTGTGCGTTTAATAATCATTTCCATCTCACTCAACGGCTCATCGCGCGAATTGTCTGCAAATTGAGGGACTTCTGGAATGGGTACGGTCATGGCACTAGTAAATTCAGTTTGTTTGCGTAACAGCTCTTTTTCAAATATTGTATTGCGCTCTGTCTGTAATTCTTCATATGTAATTAGCTCTTTGGGTCTGGATTGAGGTTGAGGCTGTGAATACTGTTGCTCAGGTTTTAATAAGCCCATAATGAGAGAAATAAAGCTTTTATTCAGTTGCATCAACGACCCTATTGCAGGATTGCTGCTTTCTCTCTCATAGAATTTCGGAAGAAGCTCGGCGAATACATCCTGTGTGCGTTTATTTTTTGCTATAGACTCGTTATCTATAAGAACCTCCCACAACATTTGGGCATTTTCATTTGAGAGAAAATCGCGTATAGACATTAAAAAAGCATATAGAAAAATATTTATATGCTTTTTTCTCTACAAGTCTTCATTGAAATAAATTTTACGAAAATTCTGCATATATTTATCCTTTAAAATATGCGTTTTCAAGTAATGATCTGTAATCTTGTCTTCTAACATGTGTACTATGAAAAAGAGCGCATAAATACCGCATTCGGTATTTCCATACTGATGCTCTACCGGATAATTTTGATCAAACTTAAAATTCATATTTAGCGCGTTTCCTTGTGATATTACTGTGTTGGCAAATTTCATAATACGGGGAGGGATTTTCTCTCCTGCGCTATCAAAATAAAAGATTGTTCTCTTTTTAATATTGATAAACATAGATATCCAATGAGATCCTCCTTTATAGTGGGGATCCATGTTAAAAATGATGCCTATCTTGAATCGCCCCTTTTTAATCTCATCTTGCAAATTAAAATTGCATAGCTCTTCCCATACGCACTCGCCGTATAATTTTCGCGTATCATAATCAATCGGGCTTGGACCTATAAAATCAAAACACTTGTACGCCTTTTCATACTGTTTCATGACCTTTAATATGTCCAAGCTGGACAACCACTCATTTGGTTTTAGTTTCCATGATTTGGGCGATTCAGGTGCAAATGACTCTGCTAGATCTTTGTGCTGTTTCTCTCCAACAAAATTCTGTTTTAACCAGCACGACTCCTTATTGCATACGCTTTTCATATGTTCACTCAAAAATTGCCATATTTCTTTCGTATTATTAGAGTCTATTTTCGCATCGGGGTGACGCGCATTCCATAAATCGCGGAGCTTATACAACGCCTCATCTGAATAGCAGCTGAAATTTTGTTTTTTTTGGGGATTTGGACTACACCTTAACGATTTCATATGTGTTGTTTTCGTTTTTCTTATACTTGTCCTTTTTGACAGGTTTGACCGGTTTGACTTGTTTTTATTTGCATATTTGTTTTTTTTATGGAGTAATCTTTGTTTCTTTGTCTTCATATTTATTATGGATATTTTTCTTTTTACCGACTCCTTTATTCTTCAATATAGGATCTCTTAAATTAATATCTTTTTGCTTGGGAAGAATCGGAGCAACTTCTGGCGCGGTTGTCGTTCGTTTTATAAATTTATCTAGAGTCGGCGCTTCCTTCAAAAGAATAGAACGCATTAAAAGTTTATCAGCCTCTTCTTGTGTGACTATTTCATCCGCAGTGAGTTCTCTCACCGACTCAACTATGCCTGCGTAATCCTCCTGTATAATATCACATCTATCTAATGATTTAAAGTGGTGTATACAAGTTTTAATATACTCCTGAAACGAATAATTAATGTCTGGTGATAAGATTTGGGTTTCTTGATCTTCCGACTCTGTACCTGTACCATATAACAGATCGCGAGTGAGAGAGACGATGCGTTTCCGATAAAACTTTACATCTTTTTTGTTCGTCTGTTTGGCGACCTTTTGAGCAACATGACGATGATATTGATCCTTGTTCATAAAGCACTCAAGCGTAACTTGATTTACAAAATTATCCGACATATATTATTGATGTGAAAAGCGGATTAAATAAATAGCGCAAAGAAAAGTTTAAAGTCTTCTCACGTATTATAACAAATTGTATGTTTATTCCGGATTGCACGATGGTGACTGCCTGTTTTGATTTGTCTGCATACCATAGTGGATCTAGATCACCCGAAAAGGCGTTGAAAGGTATAGATATGCTATTAAAGTTGCCGATATATTTGATTATTTTTGGAAACGGGGCAGTATTGGATATTATACAAGAGCGCAGGGAATCTTATGGATATAAAACAATGACCGTATTTATTCGGCAAGAATATGAGACTATTTGGTCTGCACAGTACACTGAAACAGTGCGCCAAAATAGGGAAGTTTATTGGCCTACACGAGATGCTCGCACATGTCCAGAGTCTCATTTGGTTTGTGCAAATAAATTTGATTTTGTTTTAAAAGGAATGGAGATAAACCCGTTTTCTACATCTACTTTTGGTTGGATTGACTCAAATTTACATATAGATGATTCAACAATGAAGATATCTCGCAATTATCATATGAATCGTCTGCCATATGTTCTAGACAATATCAAAAAGGATAAATTTCATATTCAGATTATGGGAGCTCTGGATAAGAAATATAAACAGCCGGATATGAAATCTGAATATTATGACCAATATAGATGGTTAGTTTCGGGTTGCTTATTCACGTGTGGAATTGATATTGGAAAAAAAATATTGACACGTCTAAAGGAGATTGTTACGCAAACTACACTGGCAGGATTCGGGCATGGCGAGGAGATGTTTTATTTGGAGGTTTTGGATGAATTTTATGAAGACATTATAAAATCGTACGGCGATTACAATGATATTTTGAATAATTTTATACAACCAACTGTCAATATAAATTATATTTATAGAAATATTGCGACAAATGCATATTATAAAAACCAGTACAGAGAATGTTACGACTGTTGTGAAAAATTAATATATGCGATTGATCAGCATTATGTAGAAGAAAATTTGGATTATGGACTTTATATTAGCATATTGCGATTTTATTATTATTCCGCTGTACATCATAAACCAGAGGTGTGCAATAGCATTATAGATCATGTAAATAATTTATGCAAGATAAATAAATCATTTGAGGGTGCCTTGGGAGGATACTTTGTTTAATGCCACCTTTCAGAAAGGTGGCGCGCAAAACGTTGAATAAAGTTTAGTGCGGTGTTTGGATCTTAGATAGTGATGAGTTTGGAGCTTAGTTAGTGATGAGTTTGGAGCTTAGTTAGTGAGGAGTTTTGTGAGGGGCAGGAGACGCGAAACGACGGAGAGCGACGGTCGGAACGAAAAGATTCAGGAGGCAGAATGTCGGATGAATATGGAGCTTATCGTTTATTCATTATATAAATACTTAGCGCCGCAAATATCATAATTGCACGATTCGGGCCATTGTTTCCTCCCTGACCTCCACTACCACCTCTGAAGCCTGAATATGCAGATTCACTCGCATATGCTCTTGTTTGTATAAAATTATGTTTATTTTTATATTTTGCAAATAGCTGTTTATTTGCAAAACTATTATAGGTCAACCCTTGGTGTATTCTTTTCCAAGACATCATTCTTGCCATTTACGTATTGGTTTATGTGCTATTTGATAAATAAATATTATGAATCATTTTTTTCTTGATAAGGCGAGTCGTGAGCATCTAAAGTAAGCAGACGGGTCGGATTATGAAATACAGCCTCTTGTATATTTCCTTCATTCGGATTGAAAGGGCAAAATGTCTGTTCACTGAACAAGTCTGGAAAGGGCTGATTTACAACCGTCTTGGGTTGAAATTGATACTGATATAAATCGCTCGTGCTGTTAGGAACATATACAGACTGACTGCATTTTTGAAGGGCATAGATTTGGTTCCTCAATTCCGATTCAACATTAATTCCGGAAGCAAACCCCGACCATGGTCCAGAATCGTTCCCTGGATTGAATGTTCTCTCAGGGTTATATGTCGGCATAATCGGCATTTTTACATTAAGCATTTTTCTAGGATCAATAATAGGCATAATTGAGTATTTCGTGGAGACTGGACGGACATTTATATAAGGCTGAAGCATAGCGGAAGGAACATTTCTGTCATAAATACGATTGTTTGTATCAGTAATTATTTGAGCAGATGTTTCTTGATTCATGTATATTATAATAGATGTATAAAAAAGAAAAACAAAATAAACAGATTTTATTATCATATAACAATGTGTGGCATCTTTGCACTATTAAATGAGACTAGTAAACCGGTATCTTTTATAACGGAACAATTTCAAAAGGGACAAGGTCGCGGTCCAGAAGATTCTAAACTTATAAATAATATGATCGGTGGAAAGATAGTTCTCGGATTTCATCGCCTAGCGATTAATGGATTGAATGACGAATCAAATCAACCAATAACAATTGATAATGTCACATTAATTTGTAATGGTGAAATTTATAATTACAAAGAGTTGTATGATATGATGAATGATATTACACCAAAGTCCGATTCGGATTGTGAGGTCATTATTCATTTGTATAAAAGATATGGAATCAAACAGACACTTCAAATGTTAGATGGAGTATTTGCTTTCATTTTGCTAGATGTAAATATCAATGCAGAGCTTTCTAAGCTATATGTAGCTCGTGATCCTTATGGGGTTCGTCCACTTTACACTATGACTTCTAACAAAGAATCTGATATGAATATTATGCACGGGTTTGCATCTGAGTTAAAAATGCTCTCAGAATTTCACAGTAATAACGAGATTCGCCATTTTTTACCCGGCACTTTTTCAGAATATATCATGCCCTTCAAAATGTTGGCAGCATGGAAATTAAATAATGAATTCGTCAGTTATCATTCTACTGGATTCTGCACAATTCCTAATAAGAGAAATAAAGAAACAGTACTCGCTGATATCCAAGATTATTTCTACAATGCGGTAAAAAAAAGATGTTTTGTGACAGACCGTCCAGTAGCCTGTTTACTTTCGGGTGGACTAGATAGCAGCTTAGTTACCGCATTAGCAAACGATTTTCATAAGAAAATATCGTCTGTGCCATTAGAGACGTATAGTATTGGAATGAAAGACTCGGAAGATCTAAAATATGCAAGAATAGTCGCTGATTATTTGGGAACAAACCATACTGAGATTGTGCTTACTGAAGCCGAGTTTATAGCCGCCATACCAGATGTAATTTACGCGATTGAGAGTTACGATACAACTACAGTACGTGCAAGTATTGGAAATTACCTAATTGGTAAATATATTTGTGAACATAGTGACGCAAAGGTGATTTTGAACGGCGATGGGTCTGATGAATTGTGTGGAGGATATTTATATATGCATAAATGTCCTGACCCGATTGAGTTTGATAAAGAATCTAGACGGCTTTTGAATGATATTCATGCATTTGATGTATTGCGTTCAGATAAATGTATATCATGCCATGGTCTAGAACCGAGAACACCCTTTTTAGATCGTTCATGGGTGCAATTTTATCTATCTATTGATCCAAATCTCCGCTATCATCCGGCGAAAAAACAATGTGAAAAATATTTGCTACGTTCTGCATTTTCTGCAGACTTTTTTCGTAATTCGCTTGGGGCGCCTTTATTACCTGATAGTATTCTCTGGCGAACGAAAGAGGCATTCAGTGATGGGGTAGGTAAACAGTCAAGATCTCTCTACCAAATCATTCAAGAGCATTATCCTGATGAAAAATCGGAATACAAGAAAATATTCAGCTCATATTTTGCTGGTAATGAAGGGGTCGTCCCTTATTTATGGATGCCGAAATATGTGGAGAGCAGTGATGCTAGCGCGCGAACTTTGGATATTTACAAAGAGCTACAAAAAACGTAATAATTTTTGTATATGTATAATATATGTTAAAATTATTAAAAATGCAGGAATATGGATTTACCTTCTTTATTATATTCACTTATGTAAGTTATATTGCAGGGATTATAGGTGCGTTCTCAATAAATCCAATGTTTGTAGGCAAAGTTGATTTTTATGCGAAATTATATATCTGTATATTTTTGCTTGTGCGATTCAACCCATTTCGGAAAGATACGAAATTCACGTCTCTAGACAGAAAAATTGCATTCTCTTCGGGTGTCTTCTTGTTTACTACCGTAGTAGTAAATGGTATACTAAGCAGATACACGAAAGAAATCAAGACGTTCCTATGAATCATCTGGCGTCCTCACTCAATATGATAATACACCGCGTCGTATTGTTTTGGTGCGGTTAATAATTTTGGGACGGATACGTCTTGTTTTGGGTTTCCAAGCTTGTTGGAAAAACTCTTGCAACAGTATCATCGTTTTTTTAGAGATGATTTTATCTATTTCATATTCTTCTTTGGATTTAGGTATATAAATATAGGAAAATTTTTGAATGTGTTTATTCGCAAACTCTTTGAATAATATTGGGTTTACGTTATAGTTATTTGAAAGAAAACGATCAACCATCACAGGAAATGATAAATTATGCACATATGGGTTCATCTTGATATAGTATATATTATCAGCAATCATGCCTGGATAATATGTGTCATCCAAGAAGCATATCTCTGTATTTTCAGGCAGTTTTGTACAGCGCATAAAATCCTCCTTTGTTTTATCATTAGTCGTCCTGCAGACTTCCAATACTTTTCCATTGACCTTGAATGCACCTATAGTTTGATCAAAGAGTGGGTATTGCAGTTTTGTATTCAAATAATTTTTAATGAGACAACACCATTCCTTTGGACCTTGGTTATTTGTGTATATCATAACATTTTTGCAGATGCCTGATTCTTTTTTGCGCTTCAGATATTTTAATATAGAAAATAAATTCGGTCGTAGAAATTCAGGATACAAGTCTAAGAATGAGTTGAATATTTCTTGCAAAGGAACAGAGTCTCGCGTTATATAACTAAGAAATGTGTCCCAGAACACGCCTAATTCTAAAAAATATCCAATAGTTTCATCTAGATCAAAAACAACGACTTTATTCATGGGTCTAAAATAAAAACATATTTAAAAAAATGCATAGTATTTTAGGCATTTGTAGGTGTAGGTTATGGTTATGTAAATTCCAATTTCAAATTAAAATATTTGGCTAGTTTAAGTACATGCCTCAAAGATTAACCAAGGCTGATTATATGAATATTTTAAACTATTACCACAAGCCCGTCCCTAAATCAATGAGTGCTTTGAAGAAACATGCGGAATCTATAATGTCATTAAAATTATGTCGCTGTATTAAAAAAATAGATCCTATCAATGAATCAAAATCAATAGGTATTTGTACTAAAACGGTGATAAATAGAAAAGGTCTTTCACGTGGTGCGTTTACATGTAAAAAAAAGCGCAAGATCATTCTTCATAAGCTATCTTTGAAGAAGCGATAAATATTTTATCTTGTGTCTAATTTTTATAGGCTGTTTTTATGCAAAATCTGCATTTTCTATTATTTGAGGAAATACCATAACAAAAAGTGCAGATTAATGAGCCGCAATTTCCATTTGAACAAGATTTTGGACGTTCATTTGGAAACAAAAGCATCGCTTCGCATTGTAATACTAAATTCCAAATAAGCGTTTCATTGATATCAAACATTTCATCAACATATGCACATAATATTTCGTCTATTTTCTTTTTTCTTTCAATATATTCTGACATTGATTGGGTGAATATAAATATATTTTTACAATTAGAACAGATCATATAAAAAATATAAATATTATATTTTTAATTCCTAAACAAATTGGTACTGATTAAGGTCTTACTTTACAAATTGTATTTACAAACTTAGTATTTGTAAATATAATTATATTTCTTGTTTCTTGATTCTTGTGAGAATTCTGAATGATTTATTTCAAATAAATTAGTTAGGAGCTAGAGCTGCTTTACGAAGTTAGCAAGAGAGGGGCGACGGGTGGAACGGAAAGAATCAGCATTCGCGAAGCAAAGAATGCCTGATGATTATATACTAAACGAAAAAGTATGAATCAGAACCTGGACATATATTAATTCCCAATTTGTCTACCAAATGATTTTTGTTATCTTCAATTAAACTTGCAACTTCTCCCCATTTCCATTCTACACATTCATTTTCGGTAGGTTTTATTATTTGTTTTATATAAACACACCGCATTCCTATTAATCCAGTAATGCAGTCATTCATTTTATAATTGACAGGATTAAGATATGAACCATATTTTATTACACAATCATATTTTGTATTATGTATATTTTTAATTACATTCATAAATTCACTATTATCATCTAAAATATATCTACCTGTCATTTTTACAATGAAATCAGTGTCATTTATGTTATAATGTTCTATACAATCTACTATATCTTGTAATTCCTTATAGCCCTTATTATTTGTAGGTAATAAATTATTATTGGTATAATACACATTACAATCTAAATAATCTAAAAATGTATCTCTTATTCCATTATTATCTATAATAATGATTTCATAATTTTCAATAGTTAAATCTTGTATAATCTGTTTTAATTTATTAATACCATTTTTATATTGTTGTTCTCTTACGGAACAATTATTAAAAATACTTGTAGTTACAATAAAGTACATCATAATATAATATTAATTATATTATAATTATTATATTACAGCGACCGAGAATAAAAATGAGACAAAATGTAAAACCAATAGTAAGAATTTCGCCTATAATAGTCTTCTCCTTTTTGTGTATTTGAATAAGTGAAAGACGAAATATGAAAACATAATGGGCGTTCCAGTTTACCTATCCACCATTTTGTTAACCTTTTCATGCCTGAAAAGGAATTTTTGAGGCATGAAAGGATTAACCTTTAATCTCCAGGCTGATTTATGAGCCTGGAGATTACTTTGTAATTGTTACCAAAATTGGTAACAATTACAAATAAAGGCATATGCTAATTTTCCAAACTGTCCCAAAATTGGGACAGTTTGGAGATTAGACA